CTACCCAACTACTCTCACCAGTTTTCCACATCTTCAACACATCTTGATTCTTTCCACGAACCAGTTGTAACTTAATACCCTCTTTAAGAAAAAATGAAAATGGTCTCATTTATCCCACGCCTTGATTGCAGTAAAGTTATTGAAACTAAATTCCATTCTATCCACAAGTTTTACTGCATTACCAGAAATTCTATCAATTGCAACATACCCTTCTGGGTTTACAACTTTAAAACCATTTTCAGTTTTAATAAAAGTTCCAATACTCTTTACAGTATTTAGTTTCTTTACAATACCCATCTTAGATTCTACGATATGGTTTTGAAACTCAATAATATTAGATAGGTTTACAATATGTTTCTTTAGTTCACGAACTATTTCTTTTTTATTATTTTCAACTTCCTGTTTCTTAACTGGTGTTTTTAATTTTTCAATCTTTTTATCAAACACCGCCTCTACCCAAGGAATATAACCTTGTGCATGTTTTTTAGGATTAGTGATCTTTTGTCCTTTTCTAACCATACTATTATTGTATGTCTTTAAAGAAGCACCAGAAAAATCACCAGTGAAACTATTTTGAATTGTAAGAAAACCAGTAAGAAGTTGGGAATTAATTTTTCTGAATGTTGTACCAGCCATAGATAGATGTGATGTAACAAAGGTAGTTTCTTTTTCAGTCATTGTTGCTTTACCAGAAACATCTTTATAGGTTGCATCGTCCATCCAAACTGTAGATGGTTTCTGCAATCCTTTGATATTTGCACCAAAAGAGGCCTTCATGTCTTGGAGTGTTTTGCCTGTATATGTGGTGTGCCACACTACACCAATCTTTGCATTATTGATTTGTTTACCCAATTCTGAGTTCGCATCAACTGCATATACAATTGTGTTTGGTTGGAATGTTAGGAAAGATTTACCATCAATAGTTTCTGTAGAAACATCATCAGTAAACATCAAGTCGCCTTGAAGAACACCTGTGATACCCAACTTAGAAAACTCTGCAAGTGCAATCTTAAACTTAGAGTTCAATGCACCAGACAATCCGTCTGCATCAATCTCTGCGTTTGACTTGTAAAGTTTTGGTTCTATATTAAATACTGATTTCTTTGCAACAAAGAACCGTCCATCTTCTGGATCAATTCCAGCAAAGATAGCAGGAGCTCCATCCCACTTTACAGTCATGTTTACAGAAGAACGAGAAGAACCGGCCAACATGTCACGCAAAGACTGAATAAAGTTGATAGCAGCTCGGCCGCCATCAACTCCGAAATTTAGAATTTCGTCCTCTATGTGTTCTAGGTGTAGGTTTTTCCCACCTTTATCTTCGGTGAGAAAACTTGAAAATTTTAACATGTGGCACAGTTTCCATTAGTACAAATAGGTTTATACTATTTATAATAACACAACTATTCACAAATGTCAATAGTGTTACCTTTTATAAATTTAGGAAGAGGCCTGTCTCCAAAGGGTTTGTTTTTAGTAATTCGTTCTGATAACAACTCTGCCTGTTCTTTTGTATTAAATGAACACACGATATCATTTGATGGAAACTCTACGACTTCCCACCTTTTACCATTTTTATTTACAAAGTATTTTGGACTTTTATACTTTGATGTCCGAAAATTTCTCATAAGTCTTGTTCTTTCCAAGACCCACTCCGAAAGTTGTTTTATCAAATGCTGGGGTGTCATCTTCCTGTCCACTGTCAATAATGTCATTTTGTGCTTCCTGTTCGCAATCATATAGTTTCATTCTAGCTCTGTCAATTCCTATAACAAATCTCTTGTTGGTGCCAGGATCATTGTAACGATTCTTCAGTTGTTTCACCATTATCTGGTTGAGACTTTCCAAATCTTCTGTTGATATAAGTGCAAACATGAGGTCAGCCGTAGCAGGCAAACCAAAACTTTCTGATGTATCTTCCAAGCCCACATCTGAACTGGCGAACCCACCTCTAGTTGTTTGTGTTGCCGACATAATCGGTACATTATTTTCAACTGCAAGACCCCTAAGTTCCTCTGCAATCGCCTTGATATAGAAGTATGATCCGACATTTGCATTCCCCTTAAATCTAGATGATGAACAGATATTCAAATAATCAATAAAGATAATATCTGGTCTGAACGACTTCTTTAGAGCCAGTTCCTTAATTAAACTTCTGAAATGTCCAGAGTGAGCAGATGCAGTTGGGTATTCTTTGATAATCAACTTTCCGTTGGTCTTTGTTTGAATTTTGGAGAGGCGATCAGTAAACATTTTCTTTGGTAACTCATGTAAGTCATCCATAGTAATGTTCATAAGGTTCGCATCAATTCTTTCTGCAATCCGTTCCTCTGCCATCTCCATTGTGATGTATAGAACATTCTTACCTTGCATGAGGGTTGACGCAGCCATGTGACACATGAATAACGATTTACCAACACCAGTTCCAGCAAGGGCAATGTTCAAAGTTTTTTGTGGGAGTCCACCTTTGGTGATCTTGTTAAAGTATTCCAAGTCGAACTCTAATTTTTCTTCTTTTCTATGGTAGAACTCAAATCGTTCCTCACCATCTTCTACATAATCGTGTCCAACACTCTGATCAAAAGCAACTGATAAAGCCTCTGATAGGATGGATGGTATTGCTTCTGAAGTATGTGTTTTATCCTTTCCCTCAATAATCTGAATACCACTAAGGATAGCATTGTAGACTGCTTTATCCTTACAAAACTTTTCTGTTGTATCCACCAACCACTGCATATCAACATCTGCATCAGACAGGGTTTCAACGATATCAACAACTCTTTTAAATTGTTCTTCTGTTAAATCTTTTCGATTGTCCAGTTCAATGGACAAAGATTCTTTTGTTGGTTGATTTCCATACTTTTCAATAAACTTGGAAATCTCTTCAAACACAACTCTTTCGTGTAGGTCTGAAAAATACTCTGGTTTAATAAATGGAAGAACCTTACGAGCATAAGGTTCATTCTTTACGAGATTAGATAGTGTTGTTCTTTCAATTGTCTGTATTGACATATTGTAAATTATCTTCCTTTAACTGTCGTTCTAAAATAACTGTAAGAACATCTCCAATGAGATTCTTAAAGTTAATATCATCTTGCAATTCTTGTTCTGTATATTTACCTGAGTATATCACATCATAATGAAATGTCAAGGGCATTTCGCCACTTTCTGTCTCTTCACCAAATTCTACTTTACCATACTTATAGATAATGTCTTTATAATCTTGGGCTGTTGGTAGAAGTTTTATACCTGTCCACTTTTCACCCTCTTGTTTTGAGCTGACATACTCAAAACATCTTTCCAAATCAACTTTAGTCAACTGCATCTTCTACAACTTCCTCTTCAACTTCTTCACGCTGTCCGTATTTAAATTCTTTACCGGCGACTTCATCAAGTTGTGCCATGATTTCTGGTGTAAAGAATTTCTCTGGAGCATTATTGATTGTTTTACCAAATGTTTTAGTTCCATCCGGCAACTCAATACGAGTAGATACAGATTTAAAGATACCATACTTCAGTGCAAGTTCAAGTAGTCCATAGTATCTGTCTAGACCACGTTCATACATCAGACGAACATCAACCATCTTGTTTTCGATTGTCAAACGAGACTTAGCATTCTTACAGTGAACGATGTTACCAACAACCTCAGTTCCATCTTTTTCTTTCTTCTTGGAAAGGTATACGATAGATGATGCTGCATACTTCAGTCCAGAACCACCACCCATTTCTTTGGTTGGGAACATAGAACCAACAACATCATATGTATGGTTTGTTACAACCATAGGAACTTTTGCTTTACCAAGTTTCAAAGTCAACACACGAAATGCAGCCTTGAGAACTTGGGCCCGTGTCATATCACGAGTTTCTTTACCTTCACTAGTATCCTCTACTTCTTTAGTTGTAGACAACATACCAAGTGAATCCAGACATAACATCATTGGTTTTCTGTCTGCTTCGTTCTGTTGCAGATATGCATCCAACACTTTAATTGCCTGAGTACGAAACTCTTGTACAGTTGTCACTGGAAGAATAACCATACGAGAGGGGTCGATACCTCTATCAATTACCATCTGTTTAGTGATTGCACTTTCTGATTCAAAATACAAAACGCCTGCATCTGGATTTGAATCCAAAAACGACTTTACCATACCCATCACAAAGAAAGTCTTACCAGTTGCAGACTCACCAGCAACAGCAGTAATCTTATTTGATGGAAGTCCACCATAGATACTACCACTTAACAACGCATTAAAAATATACGAACCTGTATCAATAAATGAACTTACATCTCCAGCTTCAACGCCTTCTGATACAAGTGCAGCATATTCGTTGCCTGCTGTCTTGGCAATATCTTTTAAAAAATCCATTATATGTCTCCATCACTCCTGTGGTTTGAACGAAACGCCTCAAATCCATCAGGATATCTCGCTTCCAATTTGTCTATATTAGTATCTATAACATCTTCCAAAGAGATATTCAGTGCAATACAAGCTTGTACAATGTACCACATAATATCACCAAGTTCACGTTTCATGTGATATTGTGCATCATCATCCATAGGTTTACCTTGGAAGATACACTTCTTCACAATTTCTGCAAATTCACCACCCTCTGCACTGATACCAATTGCAGCGGTTAGAATGCGTTCTGGTGAAACACCGAACCCATCAATAACATCTAATGCATCAGAAAACGCCTGTGGATCAGATGATGCATCACTAGTTACAGCGTCTACAAATCTAGCATAGTCTAGTAGAAAATTGTTGTCCATTATAAATCTCCAAAGATAGTGTTATGAGTGTTATATACTTTAACAAATGTTGTGCATTTTGTCAAGTCTTTTATTCGTCTTGCTCCAACATAAGTACAGGACGATCTGATTCCACCAAGAATAGTTTGCACAGTATTAACAATGCTTCCTCTGTAGGGAACAATGACTTCCTTTCCTTCTGCGGCTCTGTAGTCTTTAAGTCCACCGAAATGTTTTTCATTTGCAGTCTCCGAGCTCATACCATAGAATTTTACTCCTACTGGTTCTGGATTGTCATCTTCCAATATATATTCTCCCCCGCCCTCATCGTGACCTGAGAGCATCCCACCGAGCATGACGAAATCTGCACCGCCTCCGAAAGCTTTTGCGATGTCTCCAGCACATGTGCAACCGCCATCAGCGATGATATGACCACCCAAACCATGAGCAGCATCAGCACACTCAATAACAGACGATAACTGAGGATACCCAACACCAGTTTGAATACGAGTAGTACACACACTGCCAGGCCCAATCCCACACTTAACAATATCAGCTCCATTTAAAATCAACTCCTGTGTCATATCACCTGTAACAACATTTCCTGCTATGATAACAAGTTCTGGATGATTTAATCTCAACTGATAAATGAAGTTACTAAAGATTTCAGTGTATCCGTTTGCAACATCTACACAAAGATACTTAACAGCACCATCACTTAGTTCATACACATTCCTAAATTTTAGATAGTCATCATCAGATGAACCAATTGACATTGCAACACCTTCAACTCTAGTTTCTTTAAGTTCTTGGTTATCAGGGTCAAAGAAACTAACTAATTGGTTTACTGAATATGTCTTTACTAGACATGTAAACAAACCTTGTTCTGCAAGTGCATCAGCCATTTCAAACGTACCAACACCATCCATGTTAGCGCCCATAATAGGAACACCAACATACTGACGGCCACTATTTCTAAATTTAGTAATTCGTACTAAGTCAACATCTTTTCGGGATTTAAGAGTTGATCTTTTAGGACGAATGAGTACATTAGAAAAGTCTAGTTTGAAATCATCTTCGATTTGCATTAACTTACAAGTCCTTTTTGTGGAAGAGCAATACCACTAGTTTGTGAAGTCCAACCATTTGCAACTTCTTCTGATGTTTCAATGTAATACAAAACAGATGTTTTAGCAAAATCAAAATTGCCTTTTGGTTCTGTACCTGTCATTGAGATGCCATTGACAAGTCCAACTCCTTGTTGTGTAACTTGAACCATTCTTGGTCTATTAATTACAATAGAACTGAATGTTTCTTCTTCTAATCTTCCTACAATTTCTGCACCGTTATTTAAAACGAGTGTCACTACTGTTCCTTTTTCCATTTTATCTACCTTATAATATCAATGTCAGCGTTTCTATTCCAAACCTCAACTTCAGTCCTGATTCTATTATCAGCTTTGAGAGACTCATATCGGTTGATTGCTTTCTTTCTCCACCAATCAACTAGAGTATCAAACTCAAATCTGTCATAGTTCTCTTTCTTCTCCAAAGTATCCGTTTCTAAATTCAAATATTCTTTAACATTTGAATATCCATAATCCGACATAAACTGTCGTTTCTGTTCTGTCAATCCTTTTGCTTCTGCAAAGACATTAACAAACTTTTTATACTCTTCTGGTTCTACATCTTTGAGAGAGGCTTTGATAATAGATACCATCTTAGTTTGTGTTTTAAGTTTTCTGGATGAGGCACCATCATCAACAAGAGATTCGCCATCATTTCTTTTCTTGAACCAATCATTCAAGTTACGAAAGTTAGCATCATTGATAAGTGGTGCAAAATCAGATTCAGTCAAACCTTTAAATCTCAGAATTGGTTTCATACCATCATACATAGAAGAACTTTTAGATGAACCATAAAGTGATGTTGTTTCAAACATGCAGAATGGGCCACCGTACTTTTTGTTCAGTGTGTCTTTTGCGAGATGTGAACAACACATTGCTGCAAGAAGTTTACCACCTAGATAATTAAATCCAAATGGTTGAGTTGGAACAATAGTAAAACCCATAATTGTAGAGTCATTAAATCTTTTCATAACTTCTGGGTTCATGGTATCTAACGGTTTACCCAAAAACAAATTACGAGGTTTAGAGTTAATTGTTGGAGAACCAAATCGAATAAAACCAACAATCTTATTTGAATTCTTTTCGTACACAATCCACTTGAGAGACTTGCCTGGGATTGATGCTTCGACAGCATGTGAAGTCACAATCTCCAAGTAATTAACAAACACTTCTGTAGGAACTTCTTTTACTGCAAATTCCATATCATTAGGATGAATGTTAAAATTATCAAACATATCATCTTCAGGCCCCATGCCTGGCAAAGAGATTGGATAGTTTGACATACGTTCCAACTTTACACGGCGTAAGTAATCATCAATACGACCAAAGTTTGAAAAGTAATCTACAAAAATATTTGCAGCATATAAAGCGTCATCCCGATTTAGTATCATGTAAAGAAATCCTCAAGTGTAGTTTGTGTTCCATAACTTCTATCAATTTGCCATCCAATTTGGTTCATAATAAAAACCAAAGGTTCAACAAACGCTTTATCGAACTGTACATCATAGTCTAAATATTGGTGAATGTCAAGCTCTTTTGGAAGTTTTGTAATAAAAGAAATTACATTAGATTGCATTTTGTTAGGTGTTCTCATATTGAGAAACTTAATCTTGTCACCCTCTTGAATAAGAGGATATTTGTGAGTAAGTTTTTGATTGCGAACATAATGATTATAAAGAATAGCTCCCTTACAATGCATTGGCGCACCTTTCTTGAAAATACCAGAACTATCACTCCACTTATCAATACCATTCACTGAACGAGGGAATGCAATCTCTTCTGGGGAGAGTTTCATAAACTCTTCACGAAACTCTTGAATGAAGTTGTTTACATCTTTCTCTGTTCCAGACATAATAACTTTTAGTGCCTGTTTAATCTTCTCACGACAGGGTGCAGGCGTTGATGACTTGACTGCCTCAATACCCATAATCTTGAGTTGTGGTTCTTGGTAACGAACACCTTCCACATCCCATGCGTTGAGGATATATCTTTTCTTTGCAGTCCAGATACCCTTGTCTGCAATCACCTCACGTTTCATCTGCATCTTCTGATCGTATGCGTTTACATACGAAGCAAGAGCTTGATAACAGTTATCAATAAAAGGTTCAATTTTCTCTTTAGCAACTCTGTCAAGGAAGTCAACGGCCCGCCCACGATATGAATCTTCCGACTCATTATCTCTCTTTTTAAGCACACTGTCAACCAATCTGTCAAAAGTAATGTATACTGAATCCGTATCTGACGCAATAACATAATCTTCTCCATCAGTTTTCAATAGTTTGTTTAGATAGATGTTTAGGGATTTCTCAATCCAACGAATAGAAAGTTGTCCAGAAGTTGTAATACCTTCTGCAATTCTCAAATCATAATATCTAAACCACTCATTACCAATCGCACCATAAGCAGAGTTCAATGAAATCTTTCGTGCCATTTGGATGTTAGAAAAACGAGATACATCATTTAGATATTTTGGATCTTTTGTATTTTCGTATTGTTGTTTTGCTTCCAACATCTTCTTTTTGTAGATGGTGCGTTCATCATACATTGTCTGCATCATCTCAGGTAAGAAACCTTGAAAATCTTTGTTAAACATCGCACCGTTAGGTGTGAATGTAACAGTTGAAGGAACTAAGTCTCTTGTATTGTATTCTTGGGCAATCAAGTCATCTACAGCAGTATCACCAAGATCAAGTTGATGTTGCAACAAAGTCTCTGGTGAAATATTGTACTGCATAATCAAGTGTGGATATAGACTGTTCAAGTCAAAGGATAGAACCCATTTATGTTGTCCAACTTGTGGATCTTTGACATATGCACCAACATACTTCTCTGACTTTGCAGAACGGCCAGGCTTCTGTGGAATTACAATCTTGCGTTTTAGAAGATGATTATAAATCAATACATCCCAATACTTAACAGAAGTAAATGCATCGGCCATGTTTACCTTTGCTTCATAAGTCATAGTCAAAAGTAAGTCAATCAGTTTCATCTTGTCATCTAGTTTGTCAACAAGTTCAACGTCTTGAATATTATAGTCTAGAAATGACTGATAATCTTTTGTGTACCAATCACGAAATGTTTCATATGGGTTTTCATCTTTACGTTCACCCAACTCTACGAGAGCAATGTGATCAAGTCGATAAGATTCTTGATATGCATATGTAAATTTACGATATAGTTGTAAGTAGTCAAGATCGTTCACACCAAGAATATCATATGCTTGATTTTCTTTACCGTAGTAAACAACCTTACGAGAACTGACAACACCCCAAGGCGAAAGGCGTTTTACAGCCTCCTCACCCATGATTTTGTTAATACGGTTTACAAGATATGGAATATCAAAGAACTCTGTGTTCCAACCAGTGATAACGTCTGGGTGATCGTTCTCCCACCAAGAAACGAACTGAGCAAGGAGTTCACGTTCAGTCTGACACTTAATGTAATTAACATCCTGTCTATCATTGTGGTAGTCGTGCAAACCCCAAACAGTAATGTTACCACTTTGGTGATCTTTAACAGTTATAGACAACATTGGTTCAACAGCTTGGTCTGCAAATGGAAAACCATTCTCACACTCAACTTCAATATCAATTGTTATAATACGAAGCTGTGAACTGTCAAATTGAATTTGTTTTGAATATTTTTCTGAAATGTAAGTGTATGGGAACTGAGTCATACCATACGCAAGGTGAGGTTGATTTTCATACCCAGATATGAATTCTTTAGCCTCTTTGATAGAAAGGAACTTCATTGGACTAACATTTTTGTTGTCCAATGTTTTCCAACCAGTTTCTTTTTGAACTGGTACAAAAAGTGTCGGTTCGTACTTTACTTTGAAGTTGGAACGAATACCGTTCTCAACTGCACGAACCAACAATTGATTACCCCACTGGGCGACATGTGTGTAGAAATTCAAGACATTTTCCCTTATCAACTGTACTCATTATATAACAAAATGGGGGATGTGTCAAGAGAAAAGAGGCAATTGTTCCTCTGAACTGAAATGTTTATCAATCATGTCAACCACATCTTGTGCATCGGCAATCTTAATTAGTTCTGCTTCTACAGCCTCTGCGATATCAGAATGTTCACCAATACCGGCAGGGTTCTTTAGATAGACTGCAATGTTCGCTTTGTGCATTGCAATCTTGCCTTCATTTAGTTTTCTTATTGCATCAAGTAGCATTATATACTCCAATTTTTTCTATTCATAAACATAGACAATATCTCTTTTGTGATACTTCTTTTCTGATCTTTAATTAATGGTTTTGATGCAGCACTATTAAACACTGCCTCGATACCCATAAGTCCAGGCGTAGAATTTACCTCAATAAGATATGGTTTATCTTTATCTCTGTTCTTGGCGGGAATAAAGTCAACTCCGACCATCATTCCGTCCACTGCTTTAGCTGCCCGAATTGATTCTTCTTTTTCTAATTCAGTCAACTCATGTATCTCTGGTTCAGAACCTTGAGAAACATTACTTCTAAAGTCACCACCGATAA